TCGATATAAGTCTTAACTATGGTCTTCTTCCATTTACCGAACATGTAGTCATCCATGTTCCTTTCTCTTATAATTAGGTTGTTGTCCGACCCAGAGTCAATTAGAGTTTGATATTTTGTTGTTTTTACAAACTCAACGTCTTGGGCAACAGTAACTAGTAGTAAATCAACTTGGGATGCGACCTTCTTTGTAAAGTCGCTCATGCGACCAATAAGGTAAAGATGAGATAGTATTCCGCGCACCGCATAGCCAGTCAGAAACGCTACTAGTAAAGATAGATAATCCATTTAAACTCCAAAAAAAAATAACCTCGCAGTGCTCAGTATACACCGCGAGGCAATCTTTGTCAAGTAAAATCCGATTTACTTGGTTGCTTTATTTAACTTTACAGCATCGAGCAGACGCTTGGAAACGCGGCGAGCAACTTCGTTAACCAAGTCATCGTCAGCTTCCATCATCTGGACCTCTGCCTCTTCTTCCTCGGCAGGCTCCATAGCAGCGTCGTCCATGGGCGCGTCATCTTCAGGGCCAGCTTCGGGAGCAGCTTCTTCATCACCTGTGTCTAGCTCAACATCTGCACCATGCTGCTGAAGAAGGTCTACAATATCGCCAACGAATGCTTCGGCGTCGAGGCTGATCGATTCGCCTCCACCCTCTTCGGCATCCATGTCTTCGGGCTCGGGCTCTTCGGCACCGAGATCGGCGGGGGCACCATCCTCTCCCATATCGGGCTCAGGGGCTGCACCAACTGGGTCCATCATCTCGTCTTCCGCTTCAGTCATGAAGTTATCGGAATGCATTGTATCAATTTCCGCTAGCTTCATGAAGCGGCGCGTGATATCTTCGCTTAAAATCAACTTTTTCTTAGCCATTGTGTTTTAATCTCCTTAGTAGCACATATGCAAAATGTTAGGCTTCAACTATAAATAGTAGCGTTCTGGGTTAAATGCCTTTTTGTTTGTAAGACTAATAATCCTTGTCACTTGTCAGGAAAATCTTAAGGTCGCCAAAGCGTTTCGCTATCTTTTTCAGGGCGGTTCGTTCAATTTGTTGAATTCTCGCGAACGTTAGGCCTTGCCTATCTGCGACCTCTCTCAGGGTCATCCTGCCATTCTTCCTAATAGCTATATAGGTACAATTCAAATCTTCCTTGTAGTCAATCCAATATCTGCAACTCTTTCTTCTGCACTTCTTGTTTGCTAAAGCGCATTCATCTACACATTTCATCCTCTACATGTCCTCGTATTCTTTTTCAAGGATATCGAATATATCCTCTACCTCGCCGTGACTCAGGCCAAAGTTTTGCACTTGCTCCTGAGAACCTTTCTGGTCTCTGTTCGCGACCTTGCGTATTGTCTTTGATAGTTGTGAGCGCTTTTCTTTAAGTTCGCCCAAGAAAGCCATAAAAGAGCCCTCTTCTTCCAGATAGGCACGGATACATCCTCTGAAGAAGTCTGATTGGCTAATGCCATCATAGTGAGTCTTTATCTTCAAGTCTGCGTGTACCTTGTCGTTTTCCCAGAACACTACTTTTTTATTGTAATCGTCTGGCATCTTATTTTAAAAGAATATGGGGGGCTGATTCAGTCGTACCAGCGTTCGTTTGACGAACAAAGCAGGCTTTCGCCTGAAGTTCTGCAATCGTTCTCGCACCTGAGTACGAAAGTCCACTACGAATTCCATTTTTAATATCTCCTAAAATATGTTCAACTGGCCCAGCCATTGGGACAGTGGTGGCGACACCCTCAAACGAAGAGTGTTTGCCCCTCCAGTCGTGCTGTGCCTCCTTCGAAGCCATGCCTCGATAAATCTTTTTGGTTTTTCCGTCTGTTGTGTGAATAACACTGCCGGGAGTTTCGATAGTTCCGGCCAACATTGATCCAAGCATTACAAAGTCGGCACCAGCGGCCAAAGCTTTAACTGCATCGCCACTAGTTCTAATCCCACCGTCAGCAATAATGGTAACATCTCTATCAGTCTGACTGCAATCGAACAGCGTTTGTAGACCCGGTAGGCCGTGGCCAGTCTGTACACGGGTAGAGCAGATCGAGCCGCCACCGATGTTGCATCTTACTGAGTTTGCTCCCCAGTCAGCCAAATCGTTGATGCCCGCTAATGTTGCTACGTTACCAGCCATGAGATGTACAGTGTTACCAAAGGTTTCTCGTAACTGCTCCAAGGCGTTCTTCATAAGAATGTGATGGCCATGAGCAACATCAACACACAATACCGAAGCACCCATGGCGACTAGAGCCAGCGCCCGTTCGTGATAGTCTCCAGTGACGCCAACTGCTGCCGCCTTCACTTCCGCGTTAGAGTCACGAATCATTTTGGCTTGTTCATCAACTGAACAATAGCGATGAATAATACCTAGACCGCCGGCAGCGCTCATGGCGTTTGACATGGATGGCCCGGTAACAGTGTCCATCGGTGAAGAAATCACTGGCAGTTCAAATTCAAACGGTGCAAGACTAGACTTTAACGACACTTCCTTACGGCTTACAATATCAGAGTATTGCGGAGCAAGAAGCACATCGTCGTATGATAGGCATTCTTTCATCCTCATTGTTCAGAACCCTCCGGGGTCGATACCTTACGATACCGATTAATGAGACTATCGATGTGAGACTGAGCGGTTTCGATTCCCATCAAAGCCTTCAGGTTATCGTTAGAGTTGAATCGTGGACTGGTTGCCTTAATGAGTGCAGCGATGGCTGCGCCTGCGTTATAGCTTAGGTTCCAATCTTCGATTAGATCGTTGAGTTCCATTTCATCTTTAAGTGCCTCGATGTTCACACTATTAGATTTGGGTACTTCAAACTCCCCGTATGACTCGTAAGGGTCAACATAAGTGTTTTCAAGACGCTCTCGCATATTGACTCCCTTAATACGACTGACAGTAGCTAGTCTGGTCTTGTTTTTAATTTTATCCTTGACTTTCATCATTCATCCTTTCTATCATGCTTTTGGCTTTGCCCCAACATTCAGGGCAATATAGCCTTACTATTTTCTTATCTTCACGGACTACTACGCTCCATGAGTGGACTTGCTTTTCGTCAGTTTTATCAAACGACTTGTGACAAGCCAAACAATGATCGGGCATTGACGAGAAGAGTCCAATCTTTTCGGCCATATCGTCACTACCGTTACGCTTGGCTTCTCGGGCTGCGGCTCGTCGTTGCTTTCGATTCATCGGGTCAGAGCCCCCATTACTGGTGGCGCACCGTGTGCCCAAGAGGGGTGCTTCCTAAACACAACTACTGCCGATGGGAAGGGCGCAGCGTTTTCGCTGTCACCAAACTTTAAGCGACCTTTGACAAAGTACACGAACTCTGCCTTCATTACATAATCGTGCCAATATCGCGTGTCAGTTCGGGCTGGGATTAGCATCACAACCTTTGTGTTTTGGTCTGCCTCTGCCGATTCATATGCCTTACGAATCCAATCTTCGATGCCCCGACCATATGGAGGGTTGACGAAAACTGTGTGGCCGGTCCAATCTTTTGTCAGGCCATTCTCGGCCTCAGTAAAGAAGTTGGCACACTTCGTGTTGTGTGGAGTCGCGCAAGGGTCTAGGTCAAATGGGCCAAAGCGCCAGTTCAACTTATCAAAGAAGTCCTGTGGAGTTGCCCAATTGCCAGTAGCGCTTGAAAATAATACCTGTTGTGCTGCTTTATTCACCTGTGCTCCCAAGCGCACCTGTGCCGCGTTCACTGATTGTAATTGGATACCAGCCGTACAAGTCTCCATCACCTCGGCGCTCCATTGCACGGAAGTGGACCACTGGAGTCATAACCACTTGAGCAATCTTTGCGTGCGGTTCTACGACTTGAGTTTCGCGACCAATATTGTGAAGGTTTACAAACACTTCACCGTCGTAACCAGAATCAATAACGCAAGCCCCTACGACCAAACTTCGCTTGGATGCGACTGAGCTACGATTCTTTACCTCCAGCATATAACCATGCGGCACTCCGAACCTCAAGCCCGTTGATAGAAGGGCACTTTCACCGGGCTCAATAGTGATTGCTTGGTTTGAAGGTGGGCTGAAATGTATATCTAGGCCTGCATCGCTTGGGTTCCCACGGGTTGGGGGATGTACGTTGAGATGCGTGCGGCACCATTCGATCATCATTAGCTTCGCCCTCCGCGTACAGTATTGGCCAGTGACTCGTAAGCCTCAACTAGTTGATCAAAATCAACCTCAGTCTTCATCAGACGATAAGCCTTGACCGCAGTTGAGATCTCATCACGGGAGAGCCAGCCCTGTCGCCGGTACTCGTTACGGAGGTCTCGTCGTTGATCCTTGTAGGGCTCCATAGAGTCCTCAATCGCCTTAAGCGAGCGAATGTACTCAAGCATATAGCGATTACGCTCTTCATTCGGATCATTAGTGTTGTTGTCATTATTGTCCATCATTAACTCCTGTGTTGGATGGTTTGTCTCTAAGTTGAAATTTTGATAGTGGGGCCATTGTACTAGAGTGAAACTTTAGAATCTGGCCATTGTTGAACATGACCCAATAAGTGTCTCTGTCAGGGGCGTTGCCTGATACTAGACCGATTCGATTATCGGGCATGCGATGGTCATGAACCTGTTCAGTGATGTAAATCAAATCACCGATTGAGTATTTCTTCTTCTTGATGCTCATGTTATGATTATACCAAATGAGGGGTTCGCTGTCAATCGTTATCTTTATCTTTTTTTCTTTCTCTTTCATAATCTTCAAGCGTCTGAATCCAGTATTTCTTGTATCTTCCTGTTTCTGGATCCAAGATTAGTCTATTATGGCATATATCATCTATGATGTCAACATCTTTCTTTTTCTTTTCCACAAAGTCCATGTGAATGATGTTGCTATACTGTCGAGCAGCTTCGTCATCTACAAATTGGTTATAATTTTTAAGGAACTCTCTGAACGCTGCATCTGTCTGGTGTCTGCGTTTCGCTTGTTTCCGATGAGCATGCCAATAGATAGCTGCATAGATCCCGAACAGCATAAATGCAGTTATCAGTACCTGTGCTGGGCCATATGCGTAGTCCATTGGTCTACTCCTTCAATAATTACAGCTATTTAAAAGAAAATGACACTTTTGCTTCGATTTTAAACTCGGGTACGTGAGTGTGATTAGCTAAATTATGCTTTAAGCACTCGTCAGCCTCCAAGAACCAATCAGCATGCCCCTTCTCATGGACAATATCCAGAAAGTAATCTTTATGGTGGCCACAGTTCTCAGCCATCATGTGGTAAATCTTCTGATTCAATCTCTCTACCTCTTTGGCATCTGACTTAATCTCTTCTACCTTACCCCAGCCCATGGAACTAACATCATGAATCATTACTGTAGCATCTGGATCAATATAGCGCATACCTTCGCTCCCAAAGCTGAACAGTACCGCACCACAAGACATGGCTTTGCCTTCGATAATCGTCGCTACTGGAATCCGGCTGTGTTTAATGTTCGAAATCATAGACATGAGGCTGTAGACTTGGCCTCCGTAGCTATCAATAATGATTGGCAATACTGGCTGTCCGGTGTTTTGCGCCTTAGCTACTGCAACAGAAAAAGCTTTTGCTGTGGGCTCATCAAACTTATTGACTCTGGCTACAATCGGTAGATTATCTACAAACTCAGGGTCTTTAAGTAATGGGCTAAAGTTCTTTAGTGTGTTCATGGTTCTTAAGCATCTCCTTTATGTCTTTGCGCTCTAGCGCTTCTTTTAGTATTTGGCTGGGAGTTTTACCAGTCTCTTTACAAAGGTTGAGAACTCGGTTCCACTCTTCCTCTTCCATGGCGAGGTCAACGATTTTAAGACCTTCCGAGTCGCTAGAGTTATATATGTTGTATAGCTCCTTTCCTTCGCGAACAGATGATATGATCAGGTTTTGTTCCTGCTCTTTCAATATGTGCGAAGCAGCATCGCATGGAAATTCTTGGAGCACTTCAAACTCAAATGCATCCATTCCATACCGGTCATAGTCTGCTTGTAGCGCACCATTCCTGTGTGTTTTGGTCCTTAACGCTGACTTGTGGTTGTTCCACCTTCTAGGATAGCTGCAACTTTGTCCGATATACATCTTGCCATTCTTGGTGCATGTAATTTTATATACACCACCGGGCATCTGATCCTGATAGTCTCGGACTTGTGCCTTGATTCGTTCTTTGTTGTTTTGATAGTATAATCGCATACAAGCTATACAGTCCGTGTTTCGACGGTCTTTCGTTTTAGGGTGCTTGTAAAATTCTTCAAGGGGTTTATGCTCAAGGCATCTATTGCATTTCTTAGTTTGCTCCATATTTTATCCTAGTAGTCTAAAGTTGTGCCGGATAGACCTCGACGAGAATCCCCATTGAGGGTCGTAGTCCAACTTGGCCATATAAGGCCGGTTAAGGTGAATTGTGTCGTTGCCGGGGCGAATACCCCAACACTTAATCTTGGTTGTCTGGCTCGTAGAATCGATAACTTCCACAATCCAATACGTTTTACCGTTCTTGGTCTTCTTGGGAATGATAGCACGGGGCACAAACCAAGCAACCTGTAGATCCTGATCAAACTCTCCGAGCGGCGGGATGAACTTTTCTTCCAACCTGTCGCGAATCTTCTGATCAAGAACTTTCTCAAACGGGAATACTCCTGTAAGGTCAACCTGATACTGAATCATCTCTTCGTCTGTGAAGTCTCCCTCGGGAGCATACGCTTCGACGTTCTCCTTAAACTTCTTCTTGTTCTTCGGGCGGTCAACCGCCACAGCAGACCAGAAGTGCTTCAATCCGGTAAAGCGCTCGTCAACAAGGTTGTTAGTCGCACCTGAACGAATCAGCGCATCGAGAGCCTTCTTGTTTAGCTTTGAATAAGAGATGTCTTCATGAAAGATAAACTCTTCTACATCAGAGAACGGACGATGGTTGATAACCTGCTCGATAGCCTTTTCGCCCAAGCCCTTAATTGATGTCAGGGGCTGGATCAGTGTCTCGCCATCATCACTAATCTCCCAGACCATTCCAGAAGTATTAATGTTTAGCGGCGCTAGCTTGAACCCAAAGCGCTTGGCAATGTTAATGGCCTTCTCCTTACGAGACTCCGGCTCCTTATCCAAGAAGGCAGCCATCCACTCAGCAGGATAATAGTTTAGCAGCCATGCACACTGGTACGAGAGGACCGAGTACGACACTGCGTGTGACTTATTAAAGCCATAACCAGAAAAGTACTCAAAAGTATCCCACAGTCTTTGGCTGTCTGACTTTGAGATACCTTTCTCTTCGCAACCCTGCATATACTTGTTATAAATTCTCGTTTTCTTATCATTCTTAGAACCCGTACCCTTCTTAGTAAGTAGCTTGCGTAGCGCGTTACCTTCATCTAGGGTCAAATCTTTCCCCAACTTGTGTGCCAAAAGAGCAATTTGCTCCTGAAAAATAAGGAACCCAAATGTCTCTTCGGTAATCTCTTGCACAATAGGGTGGATATACTTAACATACTGTGGGCTCTTCTTAGCCTCAACATAATCACGGTCTACATTCGCACCGAGCGGTCCCGGTCGGAAGATAGAAGTAATAGCTGAGATATCAATGATGCTGTTCGGCTTTGCACGGACACAGAAACTCTGCGCCCCACCTTCCGTAAACTGGAACACTCCCGCCCACTTACCTGCATGAAAGATGTTCTCATAAACATCCTGATTGTCGAAATCAATGACATCGGGGTGCAAATTCTTGTTGTAGTATTCGCGCACATCATTAAACGTAGGCTGCTCAACCCCGTGATGGCGTCGAAGAATATGCTCAATAGCACCCTCCATCATACGCAAGGTAGATAGGCCTAGAATATCGAACTTGATGAAGCCCATGGGCTCAAGATGTCTAACGTTCTGACCCTCCGACCATGGAGTCTGTCGAACTCCCCCTGAGTTAATCAGGGGCATGCTCTTGTCTAGGTTCTCCGCGATAACAACACCGCCGGCATGCCGAGAGCATGAGCGAGTCTGGCCATACAAGGCATTAACGTGTGTCTTTACGTGCGGATACTTGTTCAAGAAGCTTTGTAGGGTAGTGCTAAACTGCATCACCTCTGCAAAGGTCGGCGCATATACACCAGACTTAATGCCATGAAGCTTCTTGGCAGGCCCAGTGGCTTCGAAGATCATCTTTGATGTAACTGGATTTACCTCAGTAAACGGGATACCATAAAACTTTGAGATATCCTTGATGAGCGAACGAAGCTGTAGCGTGTTCCAGTTAGAAATCGGCGCAACCGTATCCTTGCCCCACTCTTCGATGAGAGATTCCTTGAGCACCATAGGATCAGACACATCATAATCGATATCTGGATAGTCCGTAGCGTCTGAGCGCAAGAACCGAGAGAACAGAAGTCCGTACTTGATTGGATCAATCTGAGTAATCTTTAGGACATACGCCACAAGAGAGCCTGCTGCGGAGCCTCGACCGGGACCAACCAGCATCGCATCCATGGCGCGGTCAGAGATGGCCTTCATGGTTAGGAAGTACTTGCTGAAGCCCCTATCGGAAATGACTGCCAACTCTCGCTCAAGACGGTCGATGTATTCCCCGTTCTCGGCAAAGCCAAGCACAGCTAGCCCATCATAGGAGAACTGTCGCAGCGCATCATCATCAGTCATACCCTCCGGCACAACAAAATCTGGAAGTCGAACCGTGTTGTCTGGAAAGAAGGTGTCGATCCTATCATGGGCAATCTCATGGGTGTTAGTGATGCTTTCCATGATCATGTCGTGGTCATACTCCTGATTACACTCTTCAGAGTACTTCAGGAACGACTCCCACATCTGATCTCCATTCTTTGGGTACAATTCATACCCCACTTCTTCCACTCCCTCCGGCAATTCGGAAGAGAGATAATCCGGTCGAGACTTGCCAAGCCATCCAAGCCGCTTGTAAAGTTCGCGGTCTTTCCACGCATTTGGGTTAGGATAGTGGCTGTCGGCTGTAGAAATTAGTTTAACGCCATATTCTTTGGCTGTCTCAATAATGTACTGATTAAGCTCATGCTGTTCTGGTACATTGTTCCACTGCAACTCGGCATACCACCTGTCACCGAAGATCTTTAGCATCCTCTCGGTGGTCTCTCCCATGGCCTTCAGCACAGCGTCGGGGCCGTCCTCTCGATTTTCCCAATAGTTTCCAGCATATACCCCGCCCAAGCATGCAGACGCAGCAATAATGCCTTCGTTGTACTTCTCAAGCAGTTCGTAATCCATGCGGGGATAGCGATAGAAATTCTCAGCCTTGTACGACTCTGAAATTAGCTTGTACAGGTTATTGAGTCCGGTCTGGTTTTGCACAATCAGTACAATATGGCTTCGCTTTCGCAGCAAGCCCTGTACCTTCTTGCTATCGTTCTCATCCTCTACCGTGGCCCCAGACTGGTTTGACTTCTTAAGTGCGGCGGCTTGCTTCTTGTCCTCCATAGCCTTAGCATACTCTTCGCGCCACTCCGTCAAAGAAGGCAGGAAGTAGGCTTCGCACCCAAAAATGGGCTTGAACTCTTTACCTTCATCCTGCATCTTCTTTGCGTGAAGAACCTGATATGCTAGTCCGTTCATGTTTCCATGATCGGTGAGCGCAAGAGCATCACATCCATTTTCATATGCAAAATCCATATGCTCGTTAGGATACCCTAGGGCGTCAAATACTGAACCTGCAACAGAGTGCCCATGCAGGTTCACAAAATTAATGTTAGATACTTTGCGCTCGCTCATATTTAGCTAGCCTCGATTACGTTGTCAATCAGTCGAATAACATCATCGGTGCTGATGCCTTCGGTCTGAGCGATATGATAACGCAGGCCGCCAAGTCGCCGCTGAAGGTTTGAATAGTTTTCCTTAAGCTGGTTAACTTCTGCCTGTAGATTCTTGGTTGCCGCAGTAGTCCGTGCGGTTGCCTTGGTCGCTGTAGTGGACTTACTACCTCGACTAGTCGTTGATCGTGTTGCCATTTTTATCTCCTTTACTTAGCCTACAAATAGGCGATTTGTGAATTTTCTTTTCAGAATATAATTTGGCCTCTCAAGTTGAAGTTCAGAGGCCATGAACTTTCGATAGCCATCCCAGCTATCAATGCAATGATATTCGTTTAACGCTGCCACCTTTGATTCTTCTATTATAGCAGAACCAAACACTTTGTCAAGTGAAAAATGACGTGCTGACCATCTTTCTTCCACTGGTAGCCTTTCAAGGGGGATTTCGCCCTCACCAACGATTTGGCCGGGGACCTTGATACCAGTGCCATACTTCCTAACATCTCTTCTAAACCTTTTGAAATCTTCTGCATTAAATGTGAATCCTAAATATAAACCATTTTGAACCGTTTGTCCAGCGAAACTTAGAAAAAATCTGTCGTTCGCAGTAATCTCGGCTTTATAATTCCTCAATAGAGCCGGATCGTAGACTCCATATGGGAACGCTGCATAAAATTTATCTGGCACTGTCCACCTGCTTATCTTTCGCGTAATGTAGTATGCTGACAGTGCTCCGTAGAGCGTTCCCCATCCCAAACAATCTCTCTTGAATCTGTCTTTTGGGTGAACGGGCACATAGAAAATGGGTATCTCAATCTTGTGGTCGCTAGGGTTAACCACAATGGAGCGGGAAACATACGAAGGGTCATGAACATAGTCGCCAATCCTGTGTTTGATTAATGGCTGTATATCTTTGTTGCAGACGATCCATACAGACTCGCATCCAGCATAAGCGCACTCGGCAACCGCTCTTTCGATGGCTGTGTAATCGTTTCCTATCGGCATCATGCTATCTGGCCACTCGAACCCAAAGTCTAAAGGTTGTCCAGACACCGATACGATGCCGGCCATATTTGCAAATCTTTTGTTGTCTGGCGGGGCTTCAATCACCTTATTTCGCCTCCATTAGAGCCGAGTAGGTCGCGGGGGGTATTTTACCGTCAGTCTCGATTAAAACGTCTTCTACCGTGCTGTAAAGCCTATCTTTAACGCCTGTCATCGGAGCATACGAGTTGTGCTCTCTCTTTATAAGTTTTCTAAAGTTCGATTCAAGCACAATTTTGTTGTATGTTGGTGACTTTCTGGTTTCTGACGCCTTGTTTTTAACGCCACCATGAAGTCCTTTCTGCTTTAAATACCTCTCCACCTCAATGCGCGTCATTGTGGGAGAGTTTTCAAAATCTTGAAGCTCTGTGTAGTCAATGTGAAAGATGGCACATATATCTTTTCGGTTCGGATTGTCTACACGGCCGATGTTCTTAAACAATATTCTCTCGATCTTGTAATTAGGATCATCAACTTCCAGACTTTCAAGATCGTGAGCCTGCATTCGTCTAACATCAATCCAGTCTTGGACCTCGCACAATCTGCCCTCTTTTGTTACAGTCAAACCGGAAACGCCATGGTCTGAAAACAAATGGGCTGTCTCAAAACTAACCTCTATCGCTTTAGAATAGTAAGCAGTTGTCAAGCGAATCTTGTTCGGCTGTATATCTATGGTCTCGACATTATCTGAAAATGGTACTTGGCCGGCAAGAGATAGGACAAATATCAGCTTATTCCATTCGCTCAAGGAGCGGCCACCTTCATGAAGGCGGGTGGGCGCAGACGTAGAAAAGCCAAAGACCGGCAAGCCTTTGCGATGAGCATAAAGCAAGCCGGGTAGTGTAGCTCCTATAACTATTTCTTTATATTCGTAACTGTGTTCTTTCATGCACCCGCCGTCTATGGTTCAGCAGTGTCTTCTTCATCTTCCTCTTCGTCTAGATCAAGATCCGCTTCTAGCATGCGTAATACTTCTTGGCGCTGCGCTTCCTTTATGGCATCAGCAGCCTGTTGCTGTTTAGCGGCATTAGTGCATGAAACTAACATCATAATTAATAATAGTCTCATGCACATAACTAGACTTATGCCGAGTAAAGAACCCCCAAAACATAGTTTTCCTGAACCATTTTAACTCCGCAATTTTTGGTAGTTACATCTACCACCATATTGCTGGGTATAATCACAGAGTCGCCTTTGTTTACAGGAATGGAACAGTCTTGAGCAATATCTTCGACCCTTACAACAAGGTATTGATCACTCTCAACGGTGACGCCATCCGGCATCACGAACCCCGCAAGGCCTGAAGATACTTCTTTCTCTTCGGTTGTTTCGGCCTCTGGTGCGCTAATCAACAGGTGCCTATTTGTTGGTACAATTCTCATTTCTTCCTCTTGGTTAAATTGTGCAGCTATCATTGGTACAGAACTTGGTTCCTACCCCTTCTTCGGAATCATCAATTTTGACGATTGGAGTAATATCCTTAATCATCTCTTCGTACTCTTCCTTAGAAATGGGCTCGTAGGGTGCCTGCTTGTATCCAGTATCATTATACTTTAAAAACGACACGGCTTTAAGTCTTGTTTCATACATTTCTAGTGCCGACTTAAGATGCGGTGCTTCATCGTTGTTGAAAGTGACAGTGACAGACACAGAGTTGTCAGCCCAATAGTGCTGATATTGTGCTGCGATTTCAAGTTGCTCCCACATGGATGCATCTTGCTTGCTCTTTACGAAATACGGCTCGCGAACCGGAAACTCCACGCATACAGTATTAGGAGAGTATGCATCCGGTTCCGTCTTGTACCCAGCAGCAACCAAGAAAGGAAGCAGCTTAGATGAACTGGCAAACCTAATACGCCTAATGTAATACTCGCTTTCGGGAAAATGGATTCCCGGCGTTGAGCCATTGAGAAGCGACACCGTTCCAGATGGCTTGATAGATGTCATGCGGACTGAACGAGGGACGCACAGCCAATCAGAATATTCATTATCTAGCTCCACAACGTGGTCATATGCCTTGTCGGACCAATTAAATAATTCTCGCTTCCCATGCTTTCCAAACGCCTGTACAACGCCAGACTGAGAGAGTCCAATCCGACGATTCTTGAGCATGATTGCGTTTGTCTCTGGCCAGTGTGTGTTAACCAAGGTTACAGTCTTGCCATACAAGTAAGCAATCTTTAGTGTTCGCAAGTAGTCTTCATACGAATCATGCTTCGCAGGATAAGTTTCAACCAAGCAACACAATTCAGCATCCTCAAGCTGCTGCTCGACACAAGGATTGAATCCCATAACTTTAACGTCATCGTACCTCTCGGGATCTTTAAAGCGTCCTCTGGTTCTAGCTGAGTCAAGCCAGATATAGCCGGGTTCGCCGTTCTTTTGAGACTGATTGGCATGCCATGTATAGTCCATGCCCACCACTGCCTCAAATGAGTTGTTTGAGCCCCAACGACGTTCATAAAGCGCTTCCTGATCGTCTTTCATGGTCAGATATGCATAGTCATCGTACTTGCCCATAGCTAGT